GCACCAATGGCAGAACGGGTTTTCTGCTAGCAGTATGCGTTTGTTCTTTTTGTATTCTGCGCTGCCTCGAGCACGTGGCCCCTGTTGTTTACTTGGCATTGCTCACGCGCCTACGGCTTGTGCTAGCGCGGCGCAAGCGCCTTGCTCGTGTTGTTGGTTGGTTAGTCATCATGTCGGGCTAATCCTTTACTGCGTTGTTTGTTATGTGTATGTCAATGCTTACACCATGTAAAGCCTAATGCGCTAAAGCCCCACCCACGGGGTTGCCCTAACCCGTACCCTCAAACACGCTTATTGGCTGATTATGTTTACAGCCTGCCACGCCAGCGGCCCGGTCATTTCGTCGCGCATGATTACGGGCATGGCGTACTACCTACGTTGCCGTATGTTCCCAACTACCGTGCAACGGGCTTAGGGCTTGGCTAGTCCTAAACGCTTACGCGCTGGCTAGAAAACGTATGATCACTGGCAACTGATTAGGGCGCCACACTTGCACAATTACGCCCGCTTTATCTAAACGCTCGAGCCATTTCTCTTGTGTTTTGCGTACTACGCCTACATCGGTTTTAAGTTCTGCGAAAACTAGCACACCCTTGCTATTCAGTAACACCAAATCGGGAAAACCGCTATCGCCTTGTATGTGTGTAGCCCATTTGCCGCGCCTGTTCATCGCTGGTAAGTCATGGTGAACTAGCCAGCCGTAACGGGTAGCAATGTCTATAACCGTATTCTTAAATTGTGCTTCAAGCATTGCCATTATTTGCCTTGCCTCATCATCACTAAAACGGTTAGCCAAACACCAATAATTATGCCAATTAAGTTAAACGCCACGTAACCCATAATTAGAACCTTTGCGGTGCTTTAATATCGCGCACAATGAACGCCAATAATTGTTTAGTTTCTAATGCTGGCGGGTTATACCGTGAAACTTCGTTTAACACCGCTTTTAGCGCGTCGATGTCTTTGGCTTTTAAGTACGTTAATAATTCATGTATTTGGGTTTCCGGTACCCATTGGCGCATTGTAAATACAGCATTAAAATAACCCTCGGGTAATCCTTGTAAAACGTTTAATAGTTTTTGTGCCATTAGTCGGCCTTGCTACTTGGTAGGGCTTTTAGCGCGTCAATCATTTGCGTAGCCTGTTCAGGGTTCAGCGTCTCAAGTGTTACCGCGTCGCTATCTAACGTGACTGCAATGTAATCATGTAATGCGGCCTCATCAAACCCTGCGCCTTTAGCCAAAGATTTAATAAAGTAAACTTGTTTTTGGCTTGCCTGTTTAGGGTGGGCGCTCGAAGTTTCGCGCCTGATGGGTGCTATTTGTGCATCAGGTTTTTTAGGGTCTTGCCGCGCTTCAATTTCGTTACGGCTGGCAATGCTTTTGCTAATACCAAACCCCATGTAACCCAACGCACGGCCTAACGCGCTTGTCATGCCCACCATAAATTCGCTGTTTTTCGTGTATGGCGTTTTGCCGGGGTATGGTTCGGCTGCGGTGGCAATGCTTGGAATTAGGTCGGCAGCGTCGCGCCAAACGGTAACGGTGCAACGGTAAAACGTGCTTCCGTCGGGCATGGTTACTACCTCGGCTGCGGTTTCTTGTATGCGCAAATCGGGGTAACGCTTCAATGCTTCCGCTAAACGTGTTGGAACGTCTACGTAGTTGTCAATGTTAAATGCCATGTTTGTAAGCCGCCTTTTTGCATGTGCCGGGGTGAAAATACAGGGTGCGATCGTGTAATTTGCTTGCTTTGTAGGCGTATGTAGTAACGCCACACTTGGGGCATGGTCTCATTGTCGGGGGCTTTCTGTTAGTCGGGTGTATTAGTTATTTATAGCAGATGCGTATAGCGCGGTTGCGGGCAACATTTCCATAGGCCATAAATCGGTTTGAGGCATTGCGTAGCATGGTGCTGGTAGATCAGTAGCCCAACGGCCCGGTGTATTGCAGCGTTTAAGGTTTGACCAGCCGGCAAGGTTTACGGTGTATGTGTCGCGGTCAATGATCGCCAAAATGTATAGCCCGTTTTTATCCTCGTTATGTGTTAGCAAACGGCCTTTAGCGTGGTATGTCGAGCGCACTTCATAGCCGGCAACGTCGTTGGCTGTAATGTCGTAAGGCTTAAAACCCCACTCGACGCCAAGGTAAACGGCTAACGCTTGTTCACCGTAGCCACCGGTTAAGGCGCTGTCGTAACTTGTAGTTGCTACTGGCACGTTGTAACGGTTTTTCATTTTGCCGAGTTCACACTCCAGAGCCTTTTTGTAGGCGACGTCGCGCACGTTGAATATCTGTTCAGGGGTTAGGGTGATTAACGCCATTTCAGTTCCCTAATGCTTCGATAGCCTCGCTAACGGCCTGCCAGCCTGTTGCGTTGCCGCTTAGGTCTAGGTCAGTTGCTACGCGCTTTAGCCGGGCTATTAGGTCTGCGTGGCGGGGTTTGTAGGGTATGTGTGCGGGTCTGCATATTTCGTCTATTAGGTCAAATACGGCCATTTGGTGTTTTGTTATTGCGTTTGCTGTCGGGTCTAACATGCGTCTACTTTCTTCACTTAGTGAGTTGTCGGGGTCTATGTATTGTTTTACTTCGCTGTATTCCATGGTAACCAACCGCTGTTACGCCAAATAGCAACCATGGCACGTGTGTTAATTGTTGGGTTAAATAACTCGTCACAAGTTTGCAATATGCCTTTGGCTTGTAGCCAGCCAATAGGCCAATACTCGTTTGGTACGCACCATGCCCCATTTATTTGGTATATGCCCCTCGAGCCACCTTTTGTATCGGTGCCATTAAACGCATTTTCTGTGCAACGGCTCTCGCGCACAGCGACGCGTAGCGCGGTCTCTAACTGATCTTGAGGCAAACCCTCGGCTAACGCCAAAACGGCTACCTGCGTGCATGTGTTCACGTATGGGGGCATTGTGGTAGTTGGTGGGGTTGCCATGTAAACGGTTGTAGGGCTTACGGGGCGGTTTTGTGCCGGGTCTGTAGGCATTGGTAGGGCATACGCAATGCTGGCAGCGGCAATAGTAAATAGCGCGATAAACGCGGCTTTAAGTGCAATTTTCATAATTTCTCAATCGTGTAGGGCGTTTGCCATGTACCGTTTGCAATGGTCTTAAACGCTATTTGGCCGTGTAATACTTCGAGCGTGTCCGGGTTTCTAAAAATCTGTACCAACACTTGCTGGCCGTTTTCCAGTTTGCCTACAAATGCTTCATAGGTAAAGGTTTGTAGTTCAGTCATGCGCGGTAAACCTCTTTTCGTCGGTAACAAAACGGTAGTAGGCGCGTGTTACGCGGTGGGGGATACTGGCGCAAGCCCTTGCAAGTATTGGGTTACCGCTGGCGGTACTTTGTCGCCGGGCCAGTAAAACCAATGCCATGGCTCGGCTGGCATTACCTCAAGTGACCAACCAAATGCAGGGCCATGCTCACACATAAAGGCAAAAGTTTGTCCCGACATGTTGGCAAAATCAACGGCCAAACCTAGGTTATGCCGACTACTACCCGGCACCGCCATTGGCGCATTGCCCGGCTTTAAGTAATAGTTTTTGTTTTCGTACACTCGAGGTTTAACGCCGGGTATTGGCTCTAATTGGTAGCGGGATAAAAACCCTTGGCGCTGTAACGAGACACTGCGGTACGTGTCACCGGCACTAATGGGCTTGAATTGTTTTATGCCAACGGCAAACGCTGCAGCCCTAACCGCGTTGTATGCGTTGGCTGCCAATGGGTGCAATTTCCCAAACGGTTTAATATCTACCAAAAGGCTCGCGGGCAATTCACCGGGTTTAACGTGCGCCAAATTGGCGGGCATTACGAGTTTCTTAATCGGTGGCTGCATTGGTGCCGGGCTTGCTTTTAAGACCGTTAGACGCTACAAGGCCGCTAAGTGTGCCGGTAAGAAAAACTAGCAACGTGCTAAGTAAGTCAATTAGTTGCGCGTCGGTTGGGGCTTGCTCGGTTGGTTGATCTACAAATAAAATGCCGTAGATAAATGCCATCACGGTAAAAGAAAAACATAAGGCCATTAAACGGCCAACAAAAACTATTAGCCCTGCGTGGTGTTGTTCCGGTGTCTTAATCACAAGCGGCTTTTGTAAAGCATTGGTATTCGATATTCGTTTTAGAAACTGTGCAACCACTACAACCCCAAACTACTACCGCTATAAGTAGCGCATACCCGATCATGTAACGCCATCGCATTATTCGGGAATGTAATTAACTTGTTTTTGTATAAACGCTTCGTATTCGGCAGGCGTCATTGGGCGTACAACATCATCTACCTGAATATGTACTTCATCGTGCGGGTACATTGCTATTGCTTCTTCGTATGTCATAATTTATGCCCTAACTCTTTGCGTATCCATAAACGGAAATAGTTCCACCCGTTAAAAGACCCGTTTCAGGATTTATAGTAAAACCTGAAAAACTTGAGGCAACTGTGTGAATACCGTTTGTTTGTCCACCGTAACCAAGTCTTGAAACACCACAAGTAAACGAAGTGTTTTTGGCTAAAAACGGATTGTTAATGTCCATAATTAGGCTAAGTCCTGTAGAGTCCACATTTCCCAAGTTTCCCCATTTAACCGAATTACTAACGCTACTTGCTAACGGCGTATTGTTATAACTTGCGTACAACATTGCGGCATAATAACCCGTAGTGCTAGCACCTAAAATCATCTCAAACAAAATGTTTGTTGTATTGACACCACCCGAAACAACAATTTTGTATGCGTCATAAGTTGCACTAAACGCGTCAGTAACCGCGACACTTGCAACACTCGTACCTATAGTTTGAGTTTTGACAAGAACTAAACCCGGCGCAACACTTACAGATACCCAATTTGACCCATCATAAACAAGCGTTTGATTGGTGCTTTCCAAATATGCGTACTGGCCCTCGGCAAGCACCTTTTCACCGGTGCCACCAAAAGCGGCGTCTCTAGCGGTGCTGTCAGCAAAAACGGGTATACCCGAGTTTGTCACGCTTAAATTGGCAGCGGTCAAAACCTCGCCACTTGTGTATTTTGGTACAAATGTTGTTGCGTTGGCGCCCATATGTGTACTTTATCCTAAAACGGGTTGCGGGTCTTGTATGTCTAGTTTTCCGTAAATCGGGTCATTAAGTATGAACTCGAAAACAATAACCGTAGGTGCCGTGTAGTAGGTGACGCGATGCCCGGTCACAAAATCTAGGCGATGCTCAATGCCCTCTACGCTTAGTTCCTGTGCCACTTCACCGCCAGCAATGGTGTTGGTTATGGTGATCGTGTCGCCAATATCTATTAGGGCTAGGTTTTCGCGCTGTGCTGTGGTGAGCATTAGGTAATCGGTTTGTACCCCGGTAAACGTGGCGTCGGGTTCCCCAACTAGTAGGTAACTGGCAAGGGTCGCCGCCGCTGCGTCGTTATGCAAAAGGCTGTCGGTAATGCTTAACGTTTGTATGAGGTACTTGGCTTGGCTGGCTAGATCGTCTGCTACTTGTGGGGTAGCCCCGCCACCCGGCCCGGGGCCTGAATTATCTAAAATGGTTACCGAGGCCCTGTTTACAATTTGATCGGCGTTATAGGTAATGGCCAAATTGTTGTACGGAATGTTTGTACCGTCATCGTGAAAATCAGCGACACTACCGCTAAGGGTGTTGCCTATTCGAGGGTCTGAATTTATTACGCCATCACGCGACATAAAAATACGGCCCTGCTCGGCGGCCTGTATTTGGTCTATGTAAGCCTTTACGTTAGTGCCGTTTGGGATCGTGTAGGCGCTGGTACCGCCAAGGGTTTGGGTGCCTGTAGAAATGTTACGGCTTAACGCCGGGTAGGCAACCTCGGGTAAATCCAATACTGCCGATAGCCTGGCGCTGCTTAATTGTTGAGTTACGTTAAATTCTGCAAGGCTTGTTTGCGCTAGTAAATAAAAATCGTCGGCGCAATAAACGGTAACGGTATTGTTTCCGCCCAATTCGTACGAATAGTCATAGTTCACGATCTGACCAACGAATAACGGCACATAGGCGTTAGCGGTGTTGTAACGGCCAAACGAAACGCGACGTAATGGCGCAAGGGTAAATTGCCCGTCGGGGTCTACAAATGGGCTACTCGAGTACAGCGGGTTTAATATCCCACCGGCAAGAGTGTCATCTAAAGTAAACGTCATAGTGCCGGCGCTGAATTGGTCTCCTATTTCTCTACGGCCACGATTAACGCTAATGCTTTTGCTGTATTCCATCATTGGCGCAAATTCGGTTACGCCATCTAGCACGTACTCGGTGTTATTAAGCACCCCGCGCACGCTGCTATCCAAGGTAAACGCGTTGAGCATAAACCCGGTATCTATAAATAGTTCATAGTCTCCGCTGGCAACTACCGAGGTAGCCATTATGCCACCGCAATATTGGCGGGGCCTGCCGCCCTGTTGTATGCGCGTATAGCGTTTACGATTGCTTCCCCGGCAGTAGCGTTAGGCACAAGGGTAGACAAGTTAATCGTTATATTTCCGCCACCCATATTGCCTAATTTGCTTAAAGGTATTACTGCCTCGGGGCCGCCGCCCTCACCGATAAGCGCAAGGGTTGGGCTTGTAACTATTCCGCCCTCTGCCATTGCTGGCACGCCTGATACAACTGGCGCAAACTTGCTTACGCTTTCCGAGAATTGGGCGCTTATACCTTTTAGGTCTGCGATCTTTAAGCCCTTGGCTTTTAGTCGTTTTTGTGCCAAATCAAATGCGGCCTCGACACCTTGCAAATAGGCTTTAGCGTTATCAACACCCGCGCCATACCATTGTTGGGCGGCCTGTTGCCCGATGGTTACCGCTGCATTATTGGCGGCGTCTACCAGCGCGTTGGTTTCGTTAATAGCGCCA